CACCAGCGGACGAGCGGGATGGATGTCCTGATCGTCGACTACCTCCAGCTCCTTGACATCCGCGACGGACGCAAACACCGCGTCGAGAACCGGCAGCTCGAGGTGGCCGAGATCTCGCGCTCGCTCAAGCGCATCGCGACACAGTTGAAGGTTCCCGTGATCGCCATGGCGCAGTTGAATCGCGAAGTCGAGAGCCGCGCCGACGGGAAACCGCGACTGAGCGATCTGCGCGAGTCGGGAGCGATCGAGCAAGACGCCGACGTGATCATCCTGCTAGGAGTGCGGAAGGGCAGCGATGAGGGGCCGACGAAGCTGATCGACTGCTACGTCGCCAAGAACCGCAACGGGTCGGTGGGCATGTTCACGCTGGTGTTGGATGGGCCGCGCCGGCGACTCACCGCCTACACATCCAAACCCGAGAGCATGGAGTATCACCGATGAGATGCGAACACGACGAGTGCATGGCGGACGGCGTTCCGATTCGCTACTACTCACGCGATGGGTCGACCAAGACGACCTACTTCTGCCGCCAACACATCCCGTTGACCGACGAGGAGAAGGTTGAGCTGGCGATGCTGGAGGCCGAGTTCTTCGAGTGCCACCGATATGTCGAGGAGAATCTGCGGGACGCGCTTCTCCCCTACCTCACAAAATCCAACAACGCCCCTTGACATAACCAACAACCTACGTCACCCTTCCCCACGACATGAGCGACATGCAGACCCGAAAGATCCTAGCGGCGATCCGGAAGAAGATCGCCAAGCTCACTAAGCGCGTCGACAGCCTGGAGGGCAAGCAAGCCCCCGACGCCACACTCCTTGAGATCCTGCGCGGTTACCCTGGCGGGTGCGCGGCGCTGGCGAAGGTGTGCGAGTGTTCGCGCGCGGCCATCTACCAGTTCGCGAGCGGCGACCGCCAGCAGTTCCCGGCGATTCTGTGCGAGGACATCGCCAAGGCGTTCGGCCGGCGGCTCGTCGTCGGGCGTCCGGTGACGGCCGAGCGGCTGCACACGGCGTGGATGCGCGGGCGACTGGGGGACGGATGATCTACTTCGCCGCATCACAGAAGGAGATGGACGTTGTGGCCGAGATCACGGCCGAACTCCGGAGGGCCATCAAGAAGTTTCCGCGCCCGTTCGCCTCGGACCACGAGGGCTACGCGGTGATCTTGGAGGAGCTCGACGAGATGTGGGACGACATCAAGGCGGCCGATCCGGTCGCGGCCCACCGCGAGGCGGTCCAGGTCGCCGCGATGGCGATCCGCTTCATCATCGACGGCGATGCTCGGAGGGCGGAATGAGCTACGCCGAGTTCCTGGCGTCGAAGGGTCGCCGCGTCGTCGACTCCGGTTTTCGGGTCGGTGACGGCGACCTCCCTCCGATGATGTTCCCGTGGCAGAAAGACATCGTGACGTGGGCAGTCGCCCGCGGGCGCGCCGCGATTTTGGCTGAGTGCGGGCTTGGCAAGACTCCGATGCAACTTGCATGGGCGGAGCAAGTGGCGGCGAAAACATCCAGGCCAGTGTTGATCCTGGCGCCTCTCGCGGTGAGTCTGCAGACAGCGCGCGAAGGGGCGAAGTTTCATATCCCCGTCAAGGTGTGCGCGGATCAGAGCGATGTTGACGGGCCGATCGCGATCACCAATTACGAGAAGCTCGGCCACTTCGACCCGGACGAGTTCGGCGGCGTCGTTCTCGACGAGTCGAGCATCCTCAAAGCACAGGACGGGAAGACGAGGAACCAGATCATCGACTCGTTCCGCGACACCCCATACAAGCTCGCATGCACGGCGACGCCGGCTCCGAACGACCATGTCGAACTAGGTAACCATGCGCAGTTCCTCGGGGTGATGGCTCACCACGAGATGCTCTCGATGTTCTTCGTCCACGACGGAGGATCGACGCAGAACTGGCGCCTGAAGGGTCACGCGCGGGACGCGTTCTGGCAATGGGTTTGCTCATGGGCATGCGTCATCACTCATCCGTCGGACCTCGGCGAGGACGATGCCCGGTTCACTCTCCCGCCGATCCACTACCACCGCCACACGATTCAGGTCGACGCATTCCAGACGGGTCTCTTGTTCCACACGGGCGAGAACTTCGGCATCACGGAACGCCGCCGAGCACGCCGCAACAGCATGACTCAGCGCGTAGCGTTGACGGCCGAGATGGTGAACGACTCCGATGAGCCGTGGGTCATCTGGTGCGACCTCAACGCCGAGGGTGATGCACTGGAGAAAGCCATCCCGGATGCGGTGCAGATCGCTGGCATCCACTCGACCGACGCGAAGGAATCCATGCTGATGAACTTCGCCGACGGCAAGACGCGGGTGCTCGTGACCAAACCAAAGATCGCCGGCTTTGGTATGAACTGGCAGCACTGCGCCCACATGGCCTTCTGCGGCCTGTCGGACAGCTACGAGTCGTTCTACCAGGCCGTTCGCCGGTGCTGGCGCTTCGGGCAAGAGCGAGAAGTCGACGTCCACATCGTGGTGTCCGACATCGAAGAGCCGGTGGTGCGGAACATCGAGCGCAAGGAAGCGGCAGCGCGGGAGTTGATGACCGAGGTGGCGAGCAGGACGCGCGCCATCGTGCAAAACGAGATCAAGGGGGCACGAATGACCAAGGATGAGTATGCGACCGAGGAGAAGACCGGCGACGGGTGGCGCCTTCTCTTGGGGGATTGCGTCGAGTCACTCCGAGGAGTGGAGTCGGACAGCGTTGGATTCTCGGTGTTCTCTCCCCCCTTCGCGAGCCTCTATACCTACAGCGCATCGTTGCGCGACATGGGTAACTGTGGGGACGACGCCGAGTTCTTCGGCCACTTCGAGTTTCTCGTGGCCGAGCTTCTCCGAGTCCTGAAGCCTGGCAGGCTCGTGTCGTTCCACTGCATGAATCTCCCGACGTCGAAGGCCCGGGATGGGATCATCGGCCTCCGCGACTTCCGCGGCGACCTGATCAAGATGTTTGTGGATGCCGGGTTCATCTTCCATTCCGAGGTGGTCATCTGGAAGGATCCGGTCACGTCGATGCAGCGCACCAAGGCGCTTGGCTTGCTCCACAAGCAACTCAAGAAGGACTCGTGCATGTCTCGTCAAGGGATCCCCGACTACGTCGTGACGATGCGCAAGCCAGGCACCAACCCGGATCCGGTGACCAACACGAATGAGACGTTCCCGGTGTCCGAGTGGCAGCACTACGCCTCGCCGGTGTGGATGGACATCAACCCGTCGGAGACTCTCCAGAAGGAGTCGGCGCGGGAGAACGAGGACGAGCGCCACATCGCGCCGCTTCAGCTCGAAGTGATCCGCCGATGTCTTCGCCTGTGGAGTCGCGAGGGCGACCTCGTGCTCTCGCCGTTCGCCGGCATCGGCAGCGAGGGATTCGAGGCGATCAAAGCCGGTCGCCGGTTCCTCGGGATGGAACTGAAGCGCAGCTACTTCGACCAGGCGTGCAAGAACCTGAAGCGCGCGGTGACGGAGTCCAAGTCGAAGCTCCTGTTCACGGACCAATCATGATCTACGCGGCCGACTACAGGAAGGTGGGCGCATGGCTCATCTGCGCGGTGGAACTCCAAGAAAGGAATGGGAGGGGAGCCGAGCAGATCATGTGGACCCGTCGGAAGCCTTCCGCGGGGCTTGTTGTCCCGCCGGCCGCATCTTTTTCCCTGGTGGCGTCCCTTGCGCGCGAGGGGTGGGTAGCGCCCATGCGATCAAGGCCGCGGCGATTGACAACGGGGAACGTGCCCGACGGATACATCGTCAACGGCCTCGCCCGGCAGGTGAGAATCCTGCCCACCAGACCATCCAACACAACGTGGCCCGGCGGGCCTTCCAAGGTCTTCAACCCCAAATAGGAGACCCCTCGCTGGTCTTGTAACATCCAGCCCGCCGGGCCACACTTCTCTCCCTTCACGAAGGACATGACGACATGAGTGAACTCGAACTCGAAACCATCGTGTGCGTTGCGCGCGCCGATTCCCCGAACACGCCAGACCTGACGACCATCGGCATCGGTCCGCAGACGATGCGCGAGCTGCACGAGGATGCGGGCGTTGACGATGGCACGTGGGCGCCGTCGCTGTTCGCCGACGATGCGGCGCGGATCATGGGGGCGCTCAAGCGGGCGTTGCCATGTGGCACGATGGACGCGCTCCTGCGCTTGATGCTGGAGTGGCGTTGCGAGCAGGTCGCGCCGGGCGCCG